ACAAGTAAACTAACCAAGAGAAAAGGAGTAAACATTATGATTCGCAACCCCAATGACATTCAGGATGGCGCAAAGAAAATCCGTATGCTGATTGCTGGCTACCCCGGCATCGGCAAGTCCACTCTGGCCCTGTCCGCACCTCGTCCGCTGCACATCGACTGCGATTTCGGCATTGACCGCATCGAGCCCCGATACCGTATGCCGTACATCCAGCCCCGCAGCTACGATGAAATCCTCGGAGATCTCAAGCCGGAGAACGTGCAGGACTTTGAAACGCTGGTGTTCGACACGGCCGGCAAGCTGATTTCCCTGATGGGCCTGTGGGCCATCAAGCAGAATCCCAAGTATGGCCAGCGTGATGGCAGCCTGTCCCTCAAAGGTTACGGCTTCGTAGGCCGTGAGTTCGTTCGACTGATGGACTACTGCTTCTATGAGTTGAAGAAGAACATCGTGGTCGTTTTCCACGCTACCGAGGAAAAGGATGGCGACAACACCCGGCTCCGCATCAAGGTCGAGGGTCAGACCAAGAACAACGTGTGGGAGCCCATGGATCTGGGCGGCTTCGTGGAAATGTACGGCAATGACCGCACCATTGGCTTCTCCAACTGCGAGAAGTATTTCGCCAAGGGCACCCGTGGCATCCACGGCATCTACAAGATTCCGACCCTCACCCCCGGCAGCCAGAACGACTTCCTGACCAAGCTGTTCGAGGAGTACAACAGCAAGGCTGCCGAGGAAGTAGCTGCAAACGCCAAGGAGAACGAGGCGTACGAACAGGTTATGCAGGAGGGCAGCAAAATCATTGCCAGCATCAAGGATGCAGACACCGTCAACGCCGCTATGCAGCCGTTCAAGAGCTTGCAGCATCACCTGACTTCCAGCCGGGAACTGAACGCTATGTGGAAAGCCAAAATCGTTGCCCTCGGTCTGGTATTCGATTCCAATGCGGTTAAGTATGTTCCCAAGTCCGCAGAGGAGGCGCAGTAAATGGCTGCATACCTCATTACTCACTCGCTGCTGTCCTCGTGGCTGCACCTTATCCGGGAGAATCCCTACGAGGATTTGACCACCGAGGGCGACCCTCTGGCGGAATTCATGCTGGTGCTGAAACGTGAACCTACACCTCGCACAGAGGCCATGCAGAACGGCATCGACTTTGAGAGCCTCGTGACTGCCATTGTCAACGGCCACGATGACCCCAACAATCCGTGGAGCTGGGCTGCCGGGCAAATTGCTGCCATCATCAATGGTGGGCAGCTGCAGTTCAAAGCCCGCCAGAAGATTCAGGTACGCGGCATGGACGTTGTTCTGTACGGTCGCCTCGATGCCCTTAAAGCCGGAACCATCTACGACATCAAGTTCAGCAAGGGCTATGAGCGTGGAAAGTTCTATTCCAGTACCCAGCATCCCACCTATATGCTGCTGATCCCGGAGGCCCAGACGTTCTCCTACCTTGTCAGCAACGGCATGGATGTCTGGACAGAGTGCTATCGCCGGGATGAAACGCCTGACATTCGCCCCATCATTTCGGACTTTTTCGACTGGCTGGATGCTTTCGGTCTGATGGATGTGTTCAAAGAACACTGGAAAGCCTTATGACCGGGCGGCTGGTGGATATGAGCTTCAGCCTGAACCGCAAGCAACGGATCACGCTGGAAGTTGATTCTGATTTCCGAAGTCTGTGGGACAAGCTGAATCAGGAGCCGCTGCTGGACATTGAAATCAAGAAGCACCGCAACAAGCGCAGCCACAGTGCAAACGCCTACTTCCATGTTCTGGTCAACAAGATCGCCGCCGAAACTGGCGAATCGGACGACCTTGTGAAAGAGCGGCTGGTTGTGGCCTACGGCACGGTTGCGAGAGATAAGGATGGCTGCACCGTGGGCTTCAAACTTCCGGTCAGCGTGGATGTTCACGACCTCTACAAATACACCCGCTGCTTTGATGTGCGGGAAGAGGACGGAAAATGGTTCAACTGCTACTTGGTTTACAAGGACACCAGCAAGATGGACACGAAAGAATTTTCACACCTGATTGACGGTGCGATTGATGAAGCCAAGGCTCTGGGTATCGAGACGGATACCCCGGAGCAGTTGGCCCGGTACAAGGAGGAATGGTCACGATGAAAGGCCGAATCGTCATCTGCGACTACTGCGGAACGCCCGCAGACTTCGTAGACAGTTCGGTGGTTTACCACGGCCACAGCTTCGGCATGATTTACCTCTGCCCTCGCTGCGGTGCCTATGTCGGCGTACACAAGGGGTCTGACAAGCCCCTTGGCCGCTTGGCAAATTCGGAGTTGCGCAACTGGAAAAAGGCAGCTCATGCAGCATTTGACCCGCTCTGGAAATACGGTCCCTACCGTGGCCGCCGGAATGAGGCCTACCGCTGGCTGTCCGAGAAGATGGGCACCCCGATTGAATTTACGCATATTGGAATGTTCGATGTGGACCAGTGCCGCAAGGTGGTCCGCATCATGCGAGAAGAAAGGAACCAGTTATGGAAGATTTGAACGTCCAGACCATCGCTATCCCGGTTGAGGAGTACAAGGAACTGCTCCAGAAGCAGGCCGAACTCAGCCTCATTTATCACAAGGGTGCAGTCGGCAGCGTTTACGACATTGGTAACTTTGTGCTGGATTTGATGCTTGCAGTTCATCCGGAGCTGATTACCAAGCAGGAGGACACCGATGCTGAATAATTGCACATTTCAGGGCCGCTTCGCTGCTGATCCTGAAATGCGGACCACACAGAGCGGCCTGACAGTTGCCAGCTTTCGCATGGCCGTTGACCGGGATAATGTCGGTCAGGATGGCCGGCGGGCTACCGATTGGCTGAATTTCGTGGCATGGCGTAAAACGGCAGAGTTCGTTTGCCAGTATTTCCGCAAGGGCAGCACGGCTCTTGTGGAGTGCCAGTGCCAGACCCGCTCCTACGAAGACAAGAACGGTCAGAAGCGCACCGCCACCGAGTTTGTGGTCCAGAAGATTCACTTTTGCGGCCCAAAAACGGAGCAGCGAGTGGATGATGGCGGTGAGGCACCGCCGCCTGGCTACCAGCAGCCGTCCTATCAGAACCAGCAGCCGCAGCAGATGGGCTTTTCCACCCAGAGCCAGCGGCAGCAGTGGCAGGGCGCAAATGCCGCCTCTGGCACTGTGCAGTATTCGCAGGGCAGCCCGGATGATTTCTCTGAAATTGACGATGGCGATGACCTGCCGTTCTAAGGAGGTTTGAATGGCAACAGGTAAGCGGTACTACTGGATAAAACTCAAAGATAGCTTCATGTCCTCGGACGCAATCGACTACCTGATGAGCCAGCCAGATGGTGCCAACTATGTTGTTCTCTATCAAATGCTCTGCCTCAAAACCATAAACACGGGCGGCTGTCTGGTGTCAAAAATCGGAGAGATGCTCATTCCCTATGATGTTGAAAAGATTCAGAGAGAATGCAAATGGTTTTCTCTGGCAACCGTCCGTGTGGCTCTTGAGGTGTATAAGCAAATCGGCCTTGTTTTTGAAAACCCAGACGGAACGCTGTCGATTTCCGATTATTCGGAAATGATAGGCAG